AACCAGTAGGCAATGAGCCAGATTGAACAGCGTAAGCTGCTGATGATTTTCTTGTAGAACCTGTAGGATAACTAAAGTCTGTATCTACATCATAAGTAGGAGATGTACCTTCATTAACAGCAGTAATTGTTACTGTGCCTCCTGTAACTGTAGGTGCTATAGTGTTTATTGTTTGTTGATAGGCTTGTGTAGCAACATTACCTGCTGTATCTGTTGCTTTAACAGTAAAAGTATAGTTAGTATTACTAGATACATTTCCTGCTGTACCTGTCATTGCAGAGTTTCCGGCTGTAGGTAAAGATGCTCCAGAAGGTAATGTGCCAGTATGTAATGTATAAATTAAAGCACCATCAGCATCAGTTGAATCTGTAAAGTCTGTACCTAAATCGTAATTAAAAGTACCTCCTTCAGATATAGCAGTAATAGTAACTGTACCACCTGTTGTAGCAGGTTTTTGGTCAGCTACTTCTACAAAAGCAGACCCATCATAAATATATAAAATATCACTATTGCCTTTCCACCATAAATCTCCTTCGCTTGGAGAACTTGGTTCTGTGTCTGATACTGTAACGCCTCCACCTACTTCTGCCCAAGTCAGTCCACCTGTATTACCAGACTGTGCTGATAAAAAATAACCGTTAGTAGGAGAGTTAGATACTTTAAGGTTTGCTTCGTCTACTACATTGTCTGCAATAGTAAGTGCTGTTGCACCTGTAACTTCGCCTGTATGTGTAGCGTTTGTTACTTTAGCTGTATTTGCAGCAATTTCTGTATTTATAGAATTAGCTAATTTATCTGCTGTTACAGCATCATCTGAAATGTGTGCTGTGTCTATACTACCATCTGTGTAATGCTCAGAATCAATTGCATCATCTGAAATCTTAGCACCTGTAACTGCATCAGCAGCTAGTTTTGCTGTTGTAATATCTCCATCACTTACAACTGCACCTGCTAGTAAGTTAGTAGCTGTAACTTTTTTAGAAGTACCACCATCATTAATTAGTAGTTCTTCACTTCCTGCTATTGAGGTTTTTGCTGTTAATTGTGATACCTTAGTTGTTGCCATATTTACTCCGTAATAATATAGTTAGGTACAGATTCAGAAGATGTTTCAGTAATAAGATAACCACCTTGTTCTAATTGTATTTCTGCTGCTGTAGACTCATCAACGCTGAACTCTCGTTGCCATTGTTTTCTGTTGGCAAGCATAGCAAGTGTTTTTCTTTTTCTCCAATTTAAATTACGATTCATAATCTAAACCTAAGTTTTCTTCTACCTATTTTTTGTCTTTCAGATAATTCTTTTAACTCGTCTTTAATTTGCTGTACTAAAGGTGAATACTTAATTACAACTGTGTCAGTTTTCTTTTTACTAATTTTGCCAGTTGGCGTACCCATATACGAGCCACCTTTAATTCCAGAATTACTATCGCTCGGAGTTTTTGTAGTTGTGTGGTTATACTCATAATTTGTTTTTTCTTTTTTACCTTGTTCGTTATTTGATTTTAGTGTTGTGCTTCCATATGTAGGTGCTTTACCTTCTGATTTGACACTATCTAATTCTTCATCTTCATCCATTAGACCATCTAACATATTCATTAATTCATCAATTTCAGTCTGTTCTTCTGGCTCATCAGCAAATTTCAAGGCGTTCATAGCCATAAATTCTTCTCTTGATGGACAATCTTCATCTTCTTCATCATGAATTTGGTCATAGCTTTCATCAAGCATTCTTGCCCAGATTTCTCTAATCTTAGCCTTGAATCTTTCTATTTCTAATGTATTAGATGTATCACTAAATATGTCCATTAAACTTATCCTTGCTTAATCGTTTTCGTTCTCTCATTGCAAATCTAGTCATTTCATATCCATAACTAGGTCTAACATCATTAATTGAATATATTCTCTTAGCATGTTTGCCACACTTAGGGCATTTAATACCCATTTGCATAGCATCATAAGAAGTTAATTCTTCGCTTATGTGATTATCCTCACACTTAAAATCATAAAACGGCATGTAAACTCCTAATTAACTCAGAATAACCCCCTCGTTAGAAGGGGTTACAGCTTAGCTAACTATTAGCTTCCCGGCACTACAAACGCAACACCCGCATCATTACGAAGTTCTGCAACTCCATAAATAGTATCACTCGTGAACAAGTCTCCGAGGTACTCTTGCTTGTATTGTGTCTGGCTACGAACACCAACTTGCTCAGCAAGTACCAAAGCATCTTTGTGCATTAGTACACCTGCTCTGTCAGTACCCGCAGGAGTTGGGCAGTTAGATGAGATAAAGATATCTACACCATAAATCTGTCCAATCTTACCAGTCTTGATAGCATCACCAGAACCAATGAACTGCTGCTCTGTGAATCTGTTGATTCCAAGCATGTCATTAGCACAGATTGGTGGAACAACCATTACACGATTGTCCATTGGAACATCTGCATCATCAAGAGTCAAAAGCATTCTACGAATACCTGCATCTGTAATGTCAGCAGCGTTTGATGAATTACCTGTGTAAGCAGTAGAACCATTAGAACCGATAACAGCATTTTCATATGCTGATGCACCAGAACCACCTACTGTACCACCTTGTAAACCCTCTATAAGAGCAAACAAATCAGTATCTACTTGCTTAGCAAGAGCGTAACCTGCATCATCTGTGTAGAATTTTCTCATTGAAGCTAGTGCTTGTACTTCTGCAATATCTTCAATCAACTTAGAATATTCATAATGCTTATCAATGCTTACTGTTACTTTCGTATTAGTAGCTGCTGATAGTGTTACTTGTGTGTTTGCTGCTTTAGCACTTGCACTACCTCTAGCGGGTACTGGTATATAGATAGTATCCCCTTTTTTACCTTTGTGAGATAGTTTAGTTACTAAGTTAGCAACAACTAAATTTGACTTATACGCACCAATAACTTCATCCGACCATAGTTCTGGGATAAAGTTATTAGCTACGGAAGTCGTTACTTGGTTTGAACCCAAAGCCATTTTACTTCTCCTATTATTAAATGATTATTTGACCCTACCTTCTGCATACGCTTCTGCAATTTCATCAGAAAGTGCAGCATAACGATTTGGGTCTGTAATTTGTAGGTTTATTAAGTCAGACCTACGATACATTTTTTTACCACCGACAGATTGTGTGGAACGAGTTTCAGATACAGTTTGTCGTAATGCTTTATCAACTTTAGCCTTCTCTTTCTTTTTAACTTCTTGTGTTTTTTGTACCATATTTATTTTATCGTACATATCAAAAAGTTCAATAGCAAAGTCTGGTCTATATTCTGTGTCAGCTTTACGGAAAATATCTTTCCTTATCTCACTTGCACCAACCCAGTCTTGAAAACCTTTGTCTGCAACTCTAGCTTCCCAGTCTGGATATGCCTTTTCAAGAATACTCAATTTTTGTTGATGTTCTTGTTCAGCAATTTGACGCCTAGCTTTTAATACATCTGGATGATTTTCAATTGCTTGATTGACAGCCTTTTTAGGGTCGTCATAAAATACATCTTCAAAACTAGCTTCCTCTTCTTGTGGTATTTCAGTAGCTTGTGCTTTGTTTTGCGCCTCTAGTAAACTTTGAATTAATTTCCGTTGTTCTCCAACTTCTGAACCCTGTTTACCTAATGCCTGTTCGACATTTTGGTGCATTTCAATTACTTCCTCAAGAGTTTTTCCTCTATATTTAGCAGGTATTTCTGACTCTGTGGTTTCTTCAACTACATTACCCTCTGGTTCTGCTGTTGCTTCTACCTCAACTGCCTCTTCTACTACTGCTTCTTGTACAGGTTCTCCTGTTTCTGGTGTGCCTTCTACTACTATACTCATTTTTTCTCCGCCCACTATGGGTTATGAAGTTTAACTATGTCGGATTTCCATCTTGGAGTTCTTCCAACGCTATTGTAGTTGCAGTATCTAAACTTAATAAAAAGTTTATAATACGCAACTGACCCTTGATTACCCAAAGGTCTTGCTCAGAATTAATATTATTTATATTTGTAATATTAGCTTCTAAATTCTTTAAATCAGCAACTAAATCGTGCCAACCTTCTAC